GAGGGAGTATCAGGGTTTACCCTTAAAGATCACTTTCCTATGTGGAAGCCTTGTTGGTCATTTTGGGTCAATGAAGACACTTGTATTAAGCATCGCTGGAAGGGTGGATTTGGTGCTGGTCGTGCCAATACCCTTGGGGCTGGCGTAAGCATCGTTACAGGGCATACACACAATTTGGCAGTGCAACCCCTAACTGATTACAACGGAACCCGCTACGGCGTCCAAACAGGCTGTTTAGCGGATCCTAATGGCGAACAATTCATCGCCTACACGGAAGATAATCCAAAAGACTGGAGATCAGGGTTTGCCCTATTATCTTGGGAGCGTGGTAGACTAATGCTTCCTGAGCTTATCCAAGTCTGCGGAGAATCGGAATTTGAATTTAGAGGGTGTATAAACAAATGCTGATAAAGTATTGCTATAAGTGTCAAGAAAACAAGCCAATAGATGCTTTTTGTAAAAACAAAAGCAAAAAGGATGGAATGTCTACTGAATGCCGCCCATGTAAACGTCAAGGCGACAAAGCTTATTACCAGTCAAACTCTGAACAAGTAAAGCAAACCGTTGCTAAATACAGACAAGAAAACCCTGAAAAAGTAAGTCAAGTTAAAAAAGATTGGTATGCGGTTAATAAAGAGCATGTACACAATAAATCAAACGCTTACAGAAAAGCTCATCCAGAAAAAGCTTCGCAATACCAAAGAAATTATAAACAAGCTAACTCTGGTAAAGCTAGGTCTTGGCTAGCTAAGTATAGGGCAACAAAATTAAAGGCCACCCCACTTTGGTTTGAAAAAAATCTAGTAGAGACTGTGTATATTAAAGCAAAAGAATGGAATCTTGCCGTAGATCATATAGTTCCTCTACAGGGAAAAACGGTTTGTGGACTACATTGCTGGGATAATTTGCAGTTGCTTGATCCAGCATTAAATTCCGCCAAAAGAAACCATTATTGGCCTGACATGCCATGAATCTTAGTCCATCTATTTTACGTAATTTATACAGCGCTATTTACTGTATGAAGCCGTTTGATCGCTGGAATATGCCTCTACCAGAAGAAATTAGCTTTGTTGTTGATAAAGATCCTGAAGTTATGGGAACTTACTATTACGATGATGGCGGAGATTACGAACATATTATTACCATTTCATCTAAAAAGTGTGGGCATTTATCTACTGTAATTAGGGTGTTATGCCATGAATGTGTGCATATGAGCCGATGGAAGACTCCTAAATGGACTCACCACGATGCTGAATTTAGGCGTCGCACTAAAGTTATTTCTGACGAGCTTGGACTTGATCCGTTAGAGTTGTAGAATACCAACGGGGGCATAGCGGTGTACTCCTCTGCGCCCAGTCTTTCAGACGTGCCCCCTACTTTATTTCAATATGCCCGTATTCAAATAGCCATCCGACTGTATTACGGTGAGCGTCTTCAAAGAATTCAACCCGTGTACTCTTATCCATTTTAGTCCCTTGGTCGAGCTGGCTATGGCAACTGTAACAAAGGGCTGCGATGCGATAATCATGCGATTTAAGTCCTCTACCTTTACCGTCTCGAAGCTGATTGCTGTGGGCTGCAACCACAGTTCCATCTGATTTTCCACAGTGTTGGCATGGTGATTGTCTAACAATTTCTAGTAGCCTCTTGTTTCGATACATTTAAATGTCTAATCCTATCTGCATGGTTACTTTTTCTAGTATCCCAGCGTAAATTTACTAGTCTATTGTCTGTTCTTATGCCGTTGTAATGGCATGCATCATAGTCTTTTGGTCTTTCTCCAACAAAAGTGATTAAGACAAGTGTATGAACACTAACTTGTTTTCTTGAGTTTGATGTTGTTAGATTAACAAACATATATCCATTTGGTTTTAAAAAAGCTTTTACTTTTTTTCCGCCATAACTTCTAATACCTATGTTATTTTTACATTTTCTGACTTTAGATCTTACATTACCAAGATCAGATACTTCATAATATTCTTCTAGACTGGGTACTGCTTTCCAATTTTCCATATATGACTCCTGCATGAATTCTTAACATCATATACGAATTTGGTGGTAATGTCTACTTGCCACTAATCATTTCTCTAATGCAATGATCTACCAAGTCTATAGGGCTTAAGTTATGTACGGGCTTATCCAGAATGTGGTTATGGGATAGTTGCCACCCACCTTCTTGAGTTTTAATTACTAAACCTTTATCTGCGAGATTGCGTAAATGCAACCCTAAAGATGGTCGTTTAATGCCAATATTAATCTGGTCGGTCTTCAGTCCCGGATTGTTGGCTATGTAAGAGAGAATTTTTGTCTTTGGATCCATGAAAAAAATGATAACTTCCGTCAGGTAATATTTCATATTGAGGTAATGCATATCCTGCTGCTCTTAATGCTAGTATAACTTCCTCTAGGTCCTCTGTCACTTTATTCTCCTCTTTTGACTTAAATATCTATTTTACAACCACTTTCCATTAGATTGTTTATTTTTCATATTAAATATTTCAATAGGATAAGACGTTAGATCATTATCAGGCCATTTGATAAATACTCTAGAATCATCAGATGTCCAGCAAGCTAATGAAGATTTGCCGTTTTCAAGATAAGAATATGCAATAAATGATCCAACTTGCGTTTTGCATGGAATATCAGTTAAAGCAATAGCTCCACCACCTTTATTTGGAGTTTCAGCTATCACTCCGCTTGCGTGAGCGTTTAGGGACAACAGCAGTAATACCGCCATCAGTATTTTTCTCATTTTCTAACTCCTCCATTAAGGCATCAGCGCATCCAACTGCAACCCTAGCCAAGTGTTGTTCAGTAAACTCATCCGGAGAATGAAATCCCTCCAACAATCCAGTCAAGGCAAAACAACTTGCCAAGAATCTCATGTACTTTTTGTCTGCTTCCATGCTTCAAATTCTCCCATTAACTTCTTAAAAAGCCCTTGAGCATATTGATTTGTTTTTAGGTCAGATCTTGATGTGAGATCACAATAACCGCATACAGCTTCGGCAACTGCAGATTCTTTCATTTCAAATACCAATCCTTCATCTTGCATAAATTTCCAAAAGTCTGGATCTCTACAAATCATTCCTGCTACTTTTACATATTTAGCGCCAGCATATTCTTCACGATTTAATGGTTCTTCATTATCTGCAAGACGCACCATTACAACCATGTAACGGGCGCCTACAAAATCACGCATCAGTTCATCTGGAATATCATCTGGATGGATAGCCAAAGTCATGGCATACCCATCCTTAGTCTGTTTAAGGGCTATCTTTTTACCCTCAAATTGACTAGTTTCCATCTACCATATCCATACATTCAGAAAGTTTATCTTCAAGATAATCAACAACGCCAGCATTTTTAATAGCAATCATTGATATTTCTTCAAGTTTCTTGGTAAGTCTTTGGTTTTCAAGTATTTCTTTAGCAAGGGCTTCTTGAAGTTGTCCACAAAGTCTTTCCCAGTTAACTGTAGGTTGTTTCTTACTCATCCCAAGGATCCTTTCCATTGCTTGCTGGTTGATCAGGCTTAACATAAGTGTTTACTTTTGTATTAAGCACATGGCGCTCGCCATTACGGGTATTAACTTTTCCCTTCCAAATGTCTAGCTTAAGCTCTACTTCACCATTCTTCGATTTATCAATCAAGTCCTGTAAAAAGTCTTTCTCAAACATCATTGAGCCGGAAAAGTCAGGAGCCTTTTCGTGTTTTTTCTCGGCATTGTGCCAAAGTGTTCCTTGATTTGGATAATCCATTATTACTCCTTAGTTAGTTGTTTTTTTGTTGTTGAAAATTGACCCATAAGTTCAGCATAAACTGCATCATCCTTAGCTTTTAAAGCATCAAAGATTGATCGGTTATTCTTGAAAATGTTGGCTACGTCATCAGGCTTATCTGCCACCTGCAATAGAGCATTTACCCCAGCTTTAACTCCCTCTACCCATTCCGCAGATCCTTCTTCCCCTACCGGTGCAAGACCCCATTCTTTAGATGGCATAGAGGGCTTAATAGGAGCCGGTGTAGCGTAGTTTGGCTTTCCGCCTGCGTAGGGCTTAACTGGTGGTTGTTTCTTCTCCACGGGTTCTTCTGACGTATCTGGTGGGATATCCTCACCGTTATAGATGTATAGACCAATACCATGAAGAGCGATCGCTTTAGCAAGAGCACGTTGCATCGCAGTATTTACCGCAAACGAATCAGGTTCAGGAATCGGTTTATTACGATAATCCATAACCGGTAACTGTGCCGTCCTAGCGATATCATTTGCAACAACGGTACAAAACACCATGACTGAACCATTTCCCCATCTTTGGTACTCCGGATAAAACCAATGGGCTTTCGGGTCAACGAGTAGGAGCTGGTCAACCGCCCACGCCCACGATAAGTAGGTAAGCCCATTTTTCTTCTCCGTATATTTAGAGACATCAATCTGTCTAAGTTCTTTGTATTCCATCATGCTCCTCTCTGAGCTTTTTAATTTCTTCTACTTCTTTTAACTTCTCTGCATAGTGAATCACTTTATCAATATCCTGTAACCCACCTTTATCTCGCCATCTGGTAATGTACTTAACTATATTGCCTTCAAGATATCCAAGTTCATTAGCAATAATATAAGTCCAAGGCTGAATCGCATTAGATTTATAGTGATCCCCTCCGACTTGTCGCACGTCTGCGGTTAAGCTCCCAGACTGGGGTAATTCCAAGCTCTCTGAATGCATGATTTAAGTTCTCCCTCCTTGTTAACCATTCTAAATTTGCTGCTGAATTATCGCTTTTAATGCCGTTTTTATGATTTACATCTAATCCGTTTGTTTCTCCGGTAAAGGCTTCGCATACAAGACGATGTACTGCACACATCTTTCCTTTGTTATTTACCCATAAATTTACATACATGTATCCTCCTCGCCCTGTTTTTGGAGAAAGAACTTTCCCGCCAACAGTTCGCTCTTGGATTCCAGACTTAAATTTAGAGTTTGCTTGCGTTACTTTTCTTACTACGCTTCGAATATTTCCGTGAGAGCTGGCTTGATATATACCATGCCAAGATGGAATATCTTTCCAGATTTCTTCGTTTAAAGTAGAATGTGCATCAGCCATTGTTGTAGCCCCTATCAATGATGGTTAGAGAGGCCTAGAGAGTTGGTAGCTCCTAGGTCTTTCGTTATTATATCATCAATCCTTTATTTGTACATGGTTGAATATTATTTGTTTTCATTCAATCTTTGTACTGTATGAGATTTGTGAAGTACCCATTTCTCACCCATAGACTCAATACACTCTTTAATTGCTTTCTCGTTACGTTGACGCATGCCTTCTATTTCTGCATCAGACATACGACCACAATAAATAGAATCGTTTACAGGTTCCCATACTCTAGATTGCCCAACAAATTCATCTTCAAATCTTTTTAATAGTTCTTTAAGCATTTTTCTTCTCCTCAAGATACGCTTTATATTGATCACAAAACTCACTTACTGGACAAAAGTTTTTACATCTTGTCCTTTCCCCCGGCCTTACCTCTAATGAATAACCTTTTCCAGCATCCTCTA